AGCTGGATTACCGTCTTCATCTACTTCATTCAACCATAATTCTACAGGATTATATCCAAAAGCTTTTTGATGAGTTCTTGCTATAACACCCGCACTAATACTAAATTTTTTTCCTATAGGAAGTCGAGCTCTAATCTCAGCACTTTGATATTTAAAATCAATATTACCTACCTCTCTTTGCTCTACTTTTACTATATGATAATCACCAGTGTGTCTTAAAAAATATCTTGAATTATTAAACACATCTGACCTTTGTCTTTCTTGTTCCCAATGTAATAAGTATTCAAACCCTTTTACTGCTGCAGTGGGAGCTGACAAAGCTTTTATGTTTTCTGTGCCATCATAATAGTTTTTACCTTTTATTTCATAATCAAATCGTGCAAGTTTGCGAATACCAAAACCTACTCTATAATCAAAAGGATGATAAACAGTCTGGTCCTCCACTCTTGGTATAGCGTATAAATCATCAGGATTAGTTCTAATAAAGTAATCAGGATATTGTGTTTCATAAGCATTACCAATATCTCCTGCTATATATACTGTGGAATATTTAAATATATCTTTATATATATTTTCAAAAAGCTTTTTTACTTTATACTTCTTTACTATTTTGTTTTCAATCTTTTTATCTGAACTAATTACTTGTGCAGATACCTGAAAAGTTAATATTATAAATAATACTGCTATTAATTGTTTCATGTCTAAAATTTACTTTCTATAATTTTTTCAATCTTCTCTTCAATTAATTCGATTGTATTTTCTGGCAGTTTTAAAGAGATACCACTCTCCACTCTAATTACTTCATCACCATTGTGATAAAGTATTATAGTAGGAAGGTATTTGATTTTTTCATTATCAAATACTTTTTTTCTTTCTGTAATATTAAATGTGTAAGTATTGTGTTGTTTAAACGGCTTCAGCGAAATCTCTGATTCCTTTGTAAATGGCGCACTAAATTGTACTATTGATATTTCCTCTTTGAAGTCTTGAGAAAAAATCAACGTGGGAAGTAACATTAATACTATACATAGTCTCATTTTTTTCTACTTATTTCGTAGAGTCTTTCGTCCATTTTTTCTAAAGAATTTTTTATTTCATTTACATCCTCTTTTACTGTCATGACATCTGACTCTATTTTTTCAATGGTAGACCTCACAAGCTCATCTTTATATTGAAATTCAATAGCGTTAACTTCTGGTTTTGGAAGTTCCATTGCTGTTTGAATTTGGGCTTGGAGAGTATAATACATGCCAATGAGTGATGCGAAACCTATAGCCATAGCTACCATTTCTTTTAGTGATAAAGTAAATTTACTTTCAGCTGATAGGTTTTTTTCTGAACTCATTATTCTACATATATATAATTAAAAGTTATATTATTTCCCGCTGTGCTTGTTTGAGTATATTCCATTTTATTTTAAATTTTAGATAATTTTTTTTGAATTGCTTTAAGTTTTCTGTTTTGGTCTTTATTTATTCTTCTTCTTTTTCTACTGGAACCAGTCTGATGATACATTATCTCAGCATTAGTAATCATTTGTTTTTTTCTATTAATAGCTTTTTTCTTTCTGGCTACTTTCCTTTTTGAAAGCATAGGCTTTTGTACCCTTCCAACTGCTTGTAATTTTTCTTTATCAACTTTAGGTTTTTGTCTTTTAGATTTTAAACCTTTAATTCCTTGAATAAGTCCAATAGCACTACCAGCTAAACCTAATACCCCTCCAGCTGTTCCCACAGCCTTACCAAACTTTCCTGCAGCTCCAGCAGCAGCACCAGCTGCTGACGCATCAGCGGCTTTTGGTTTCTTCATAGACATCTTTAGTCTATTCATTCTTGATGACTTATGAAGTTTACTCATTTTAGGTTTTATTAATTTATCAATCTTAGCTGCCTGACCTTTGTGCAAAGCAGATGCTTTTTTTAATTCGCCAGATATTTTTTTTAATTGTTTTTTCATACTACCAGATTGCTATACATACTTGATTTAAAATAGAAGCACTACTTCCATTTACTCGTAATTTTTTTACTTGAACAGGTAGGTAGTTTCCTACTTTAAAATTTTTAAATGTTACAGTGTTAGGAGATTGTACTGAACCAGTAACAGTATCTACACACACATCTACATACTCATCTGCAACTCCAGATATGGTAGCAGTGGACCCAATGTATAGTAAGCATCCTGAAGATGATTCTATTCTTTGTTCAAATATTGG